GCATTAAATGCTAACCACTATTGGTGGAAATATCATATTACTCACTCAAACCAATCAGAATTTTTAATATATAAACCAGAAGGGCACTATAAAGCCCATGTAGATACTTTTCATTCTCATAGTAATGACATAAGAAAATTAACAGCTCTTGCTTTCCTTAATGATGATTATGAAGGAGGTAAGTTTTGGATTAACCCTAATGGTAATGTAGTTTACCCAGTACAGAAAAAAGGAACTGTATTAGTATTTCCTAGTTATATGGTTCATGGTGTTGAGCCAGTGACAAAAGGTGTAAGATATAGTGTAGTAACATGGTTAGAAGGACCCTACTTTAAATAAGGATAAATATGATAGATAAATGTATTGGTTTGTTTCCAAAAGTTTTTAATGATGATTTTTGTAAGTTAGTAATAGAAGCTTTTAATAAAAATGAAGCTTTAGGTTTTGCAAAGAATAGATTAGAAAGAGAGAATGTAAATTCTAATTATAAAGATGATACCTCAACATTTATTACAGAACTAACTAATCAATCTTTTACTCAAGAACTTAGTAATGAGTTTCATAAAGTACTGCAAAAAAGCTTAAATGAGTATGCTAATAAGTATAGTGTACTAAAAGAGGGAGACCCTTTATTTGTTAGAACTATAAAACTACAAAAAACAAAACCTGGACAAGGATATCATATTTGGCACTATGAACATTGTTCACTAGATCGAGATAGAGTTTTAGCATGGACTGCTTATATGAATGATGACTTTGAGGCAGGTGAAACAGAGTTTCTTTATCAACAATACAGATACAAACCTAAAAAAGGAGATCTTATGATTTTTCCTGCAGGGTTTACACATACACATAGAGGGAACCCACCCATAGGTGGAGACAAATATATTATAACAGGATGGATAGAATTTTAATATGACAACTCCAAAAGAAGTAGAACAACGACTAAACTCACATGAAGAACTGTGTGCCGAAAGGTACGCTAATATCCATGCTCGTATAGACAAAATAGAAGCTGTTCTTAATAAACTTCTTTGGACTATCATTATAGGATTTGGTAGTATTGTTGTATCTACTATTATTATCAATAAAGCAGAAGCAGCAGAAACAACAATAAATTATAAGGGTCAACCAGTCCCCTCTGCGATGGCACCTTCGATGTCTGCTTTCTCTCAAGATGTTTGTGCTGTACCTGCCTCAGGTGGTATTAATACAGGTGTATTTGCTGTGTCAGGTGGAACTGTTCTCACAGATGATAACTGTGTACGGATTAAACTAGCAAAAACTCTTAATGATCTAGGTCTTAAGGTTAGTGCTGTATCAGTGCTCTGTGAGGACATTAAAGTATGGAATGCTATGGAAATGTCTGGAAGCCCCTGTCCTGTGGGAGGAGCCCTAGGATCAGCAGCAAGAGCTGCTTGGTATGAACTATATCCTGAAAGGTTTACAAAGCTATATGGTAAAGATTTTACGCTTCCTACTTATACTAAACCTCTTAACTTGGAGTAATGCTTATGCTTGGTACTGTACATACACACCTGATCAAAATGGTTTCATGGTTGAAGACTCGTTGGTCTGCGTTGGTATCGAACCCTCAGTTGCCATTATGGACTACTGGTGTGTCTCGTATCAACCAAATGATCCTATCTGTCAAAACTACAGTAGGTGCGTGGACCAAACAGAGCAAAGAACAACTGCTTGCACAGAGCCTTTCACTACTGGTTTCGTTAATGAAAGTCGTTTCTATTCTTGTAATATTGACAGTTGGAGTGCTTGGACTGTTAGTTCGTCTCATTGTGAACCTTTACCACCTACTTGTGTCGAAAGTCAAGAGGAACAAACAATAGCATGTCAGGATGGTTACACAGGGTCTATAACACAATCAAGATCGACAACTTGCTCGACTCCTTATTCAGACCCAATGACTGGTCCTTGGATTACAAGCTCCAATTCGTGTACCCTAAAAGCAACAGATCCTACAAGCATAGAGAGTCCATTGAATCCTGCAAGCCCATTGAGTCTAGATCAACCAGACCCAGTTGGGATTACTTCAGAACCTGTGGATATGAATCCAGTTCCAATGAACAATCCAGTGGAACAAGAAATGGCGATTCCTCAAGTACAGGAAAAACCAACAGAGACAAATACAACGAAGCCTTCGACATCAAGCTCTACGGAGACGAAGGAAGACAAGCAAGAGGCAAAACAAGAACAGAAGATAAAGACAAAGGAAAACGAGACAGTCGTTCCTGGGTTTGGGATTGCTATTGATTTTGCATTGATAGAGCAGCCACAAGGCTACTATCAAGAACAATTAACTAACCTTTTAGACTTAGAACAGGAACAGAACTATGCCAGAGAACAAAACCTTCTCCTTGACCTTATCTCCCCAAATGGTATTGGGCTTAATCTTAACGATTCTGCCAATAATAGGTGGAGGAGCTTATTACACGATAACCCTTTACAATCAGATGCTTTCGGTAATTGAAGAGTTTGATAGTTCTAAGATAGAAGCTTTAGAGCATCAGATGAAGACACAACAAGAACGCTATATGGAGTTAATGCAGACAAATGTTAAGTTACAAGACAAGGCAAGCGATGCTTTTGTGTTGGCTAAAGAAACAGCAGCAATCGCAAAAGGAAGCCAAAGAGAAGTTGAAGCAAGTTTAAACGCTATGCGTAATGAAGTAAGAGCTGAACTCGAAACAGTCAATGCTAAGATGAAAGCATTACAAACAGCAACAACAAACCCACTAGGAAGGTAACAATGTTAAGTATACTATCAGGAATATTAGGATTCGCTACATCAGGTTTACCAAGTGTATTAGACTTCTTTAAGAATAAAGCAGATCAAAAGCATGAACGTGAGATGGCATCTTTACAAACAGAGCGTGAATTAGCTCTAGCTGAAAAAGGCTTTGCATCTCAAGCAAGAATAGAAGAAGTAAGAACAGATCAAATAGAAATGCAAACCTATGCTCAAGAAAGAGTAGCATTATATGATCATGATAAGAAACTACAAGAAGGTGCTAGTGGTTGGGTTAAGAATCTAAGTGCTTCTGTAAGACCTGTTGTGACCTATATGTTTGTATTCTTATTATTGTTTACAGATGTAGCAGGTATGATATGGGCTATTAAAACAGGTGTTGACTTTGAAACAGCATTAACATTAATATTCTCAGATGAAGAGATGGCAATCGTAGCTTCTATCATAGGCTTCTGGTTTGGATCTAGACACTGGGATAAGAAGAAGTGATCACAGGTGAACTTGGGATCAAACTTATTAAGCAATTTGAAGGCTGTCATTTCAATCCTTATCTTTGTCCTGCTTTACTTTGGACTGTGGGGTATGGTCACGTTCTCTATCCTGAACAGGCTACCCTCCCTTTAGCAAGACGAAAGGAAATAAGACTTGATCCAAAAGATAACAGAGTATGGAGCCAAGAGGAGGTTGATGATTTACTTAAGAAAGATCTTAAGAGATTTGAGTTGGGAGTTTCTCGTTATATCACTGTTCCTCTTAAGCAGTGTGAATTTGATGCACTTGTATCATTTGCATTTAACCTAGGAAATGGAACTTTACAAAGAAGTAGTATTCGTTCTAAGTTAAATCGAGGAGAGAAAGAAGAAGCGATGGACACTCTTCTAAAGTATTGTAGAGCAGGTGGTAAAGTCCTACGAGGATTAGAAAGAAGACGAGCAGCAGAAGTTAATTTGTTTTTCATGGAGAGTAAATAATGCCACTAAAGAAAGGTAAGTCACAAAAGGTTATCTCTGAAAATATTCGTAAAGAGATGAAATCAGGTAAACCACAGAAGCAAGCTATTGCTATTGCATTAAGCAAAGCAGGTAAATCTAAGAAGAAGAAGTAATATGGCTAAAGATCCTAGACTAGAAAGAGCAGGAGTATCAGGTTATAACAAACCTAAACGTACACCAGGTCATCCTACTAAGTCACATGTTGTTGTTGCTAAGTCAGGAGATCAAGTAAAACTTATACGTTTTGGTCAACAAGGCAAACAAGGAGCAGGAGCTAATCCTAAGACTGCTTCTGAGAAAGCAAGACAAAAGTCATTTAAAGCTCGTCATGCTAAGAATATAGCTAGAGGTAAGATGTCAGCAGCATACTGGGCTGACAAAGTTAAATGGTAGATGACTCACCCTGTAATGGGGTGTGTCGAATGAAAGGTACTCGATGTATATCATGCCATCGCACCTTTGAAGATTTAAATCAATGGTTGTACCTTACTCGTGAAGAACGTTTAAACAGAATGGAGCAGATTAAAAATGAGCTTAGTAGAAAATATAAACAAAAGAAAGAAAGCAGGAACTAGCAGAAGTAAAAAGAAATCTACTATAAGTGCTAAAGCTTATAAAGATATGCAGAATAACTGGGGCAAAAAGAAGAAGAAAGCTTAAATGTCAAAAGCTAGTATAGATCAAATAAGAGAAGCAGCAGAAGCTGATCTCTTAACGTTTATTAAGTTAGTAGCTCCTCACTTAATGTTAGGTGCTATCCACGAAGAATTAATACAATGGTGGCAACGTCAAGATGCTAAACAAAACCAATTAGTATTACTTCCTCGAGGACACATGAAGTCTAAGTTAGTAGCTTATAGAACTGCATGGTGGA